AAACTAGCCACAGGTCCTGACCTTAGATATAGCACAGAAATCGACCCTACTTTAATACAAGATTCTTTCTCAGGGCAATACCCTGACTTAAAACGTTTATTTCACGGCAGTCAAACTAAAGGCATAAAAAATTTAGAACTTCCAACAGGACAAGGTTCAACAGGAGGTATTTACTCATTAGTAGACCCTAAAGACCCTAGATTTATGAGATACGTAGAAGGATTACCAAGTAAAGGTAGTCCAGGCTCTGGTTATGTCTTAAAACCTAATTTTAAAAAACCCTTAGACATAGGGGATATGCCTGAGGATATGTTAGAAAAATTAACTAATTTAGAAATGTATCGTGGACGTCCTAGTAGACTAGGCTCAGAAAAATTAGATTTCGATATAAATCAAGTTTTACGTGGTGAAAATTTTATGCGTAGTAAAACACCTATGCATATTAATAAAGATTTTGCAGATATTTTTACTAAAGAAGGTTATGACGCTTTACGTTTTCCCCCTAGAGGAATGAAAGGAGAAGGAAGTACAGTAGTGTCATTAGACCCCAGTAACTTAGAAGTAGTTGACGAAATACCTTTTGAAGAACTTGGTGATTTTATAAGAACGTTATTAAATGACTAGTAACGCTGATAAGCTAAAAGCTTTAAAAAATATAGACCTTACGTATCTTAGCAAAGCAGAAGCTAAAGAGTTTACTGTTTTATTAGAAGAATTAGAAAAACGTGAGTTTCAAGAAAAAGCTACAAGTACCTTTATGGATTTTGTAAAATCTATATGGTCTGAATTTATTAACGGCGACCATCATGTAAAAATGGCTAAAGCTTTTGATGATATAGCTAGTGGTAAACTAAAACGTTTAATTATCAACATGCCACCCAGACATACAAAGTCTGAGTTTGCATCGCATTTATTTCCTGCGTACCTTTTAGGTAAAAACCCTAAGTTAAAAATCATAGAAGCAACCCACACCGCTGACCTTGCAGTTAATTTTGGTAGGAAAGTTAGGGATTTAATTGACGGCGACGATTACAAAGAACTTTTTCCTGAAACAGAACTAAAAGCGGACAGCCGTTCTGCTGGTAAATGGCTTACTAATAAAGGCGGTGAGTATTACGCAGCAGGTATTGGCGGTGCGTTAGCAGGTAGGGGTGCGGATTTGTTTATTATTGACGACCCACATTCTGAACAAGACGCCATGTCAGACAAAGCGTTAGAAGAAGCTTACGAATGGTTTATGGCAGGACCTCGTCAAAGGTTACAGCCTGGAGGTGCAATCGTTATAGTTATGACCCGTTGGAATAAAAAAGACCTAACAGGTAGATTAACTAGAAAAATGGCACAAGACGAAGGCTCAGACCAGTGGGAAATTATAGAATTTCCTGCAATTTTACCTAGCGGAAAACCTTTATGGAAAGAATTTTGGAAACTAGAAGAACTTGAAAGTATAAAAGCTTCGGTAAGTCCGTCTAAATGGGCGGCACAATACATGCAAAGACCTACAGGTGAGGGTATTTCTATTATTCCTAAAGACTGGTTTAACGTTTGGGACGAAAATACACCGCCGAAATGCGATTATATTATACAAAGTTACGATACAGCGTTTTTAAAATCAGAAAGAGCTGACTTTACCGCTATAACAACATGGGGCGTTTGGTATCCAGAGGGAAAAATAGGCGACGAAGTGTATCATGGCAACGAAGCTCATTTAATTTTAATAGATTGTATCAAAGAAAGGTTTGATTTTCCTGAATTAAAACAAGAAGCCTTACGTTTATACGAATATTGGGTACCTGATACAGTAATTATTGAAGCAAAAGCTAGTGGCATACCTTTAGTACAAGAATTACGTAGAGCAGGTATACCTGTAAATACGTTTAGTCCAGGAAAAGGTCAAGATAAAATCGCTAGATTAAATTCTGTATCACCAATTTTTCAAGACGGACGCGTTTGGGTACCTGATAATAGGTTTGGCGAAGAACTTATGGAAGAAGTTTCTGATTTTCCTGGTGGAGAAAACGACGACCTCGTTGATGCTACAACATTAGCGTTAGCAAGGTTTAGAGAAGGCGGCTTTTTACAATTAACTAGTGATTATTTCGAGGAAGAAAGTTATTATGAAGGCGAAAGGGTTTATTATTAATCAAAATCATACTATGATTTATCAACATGGCTATTGAAAAACAAGCAATTTCCGCAGTACCTGATAATTCTGAAGCTATAGAGCTTGAAATCATGGCACAGCCCGAAGAAGAAACTGAACTTTTTGTACAACCAGACGGTTCAATAATTCGAGGTAGCGAAATGCCCGAAGAAAACTTTTCAAAGTTCGGAGAAAACTTAGCGGAAAGTTTAGACGAGCGTGAATTAAATACTATAGCCACAGAATTAGTTAGTTCTTTTGAAGACGATTTAGATTCTAGAAACGATTGGTTTCAAACTTATACAGAAGGACTAGATTTATTAGGCATAAATTCAACTTCTAGGTCACAACCTTTTGTTGGGGCGTCAGGAGTACACCACCCAATACTTGCAGAAGCAGTAACCCAGTTTCAAGCCCAAGCTTATAAAGAATTATTACCTGCTGGGGGACCAGTAGACACAGAAGTTTTAGGAATGGCAGATAACGCTAAGCTGGAAAAAGCAAATCGTGTCAAAAACTTCATGAATTATCAAATAACTTATAAAATGGAAGAATATGACCCAGAAATGGACCAACTTTTATTTTATTTACCGTTATCAGGCTCAGCATTTAAAAAAGTTTATTACGACCCTGCTGTTGGTAGAGCTGTAGCACGTTTTGTAAAAGCAGAAGATTTAGTAGTTCCGTATTATGCAGTAGATTTATTAACTTCTCCTAGAATTACCCACGTAATTCACATGAACGAAAACGAATTACGTAAATTACAGCTATCGGGTTTTTATAAAGACATGGATATGTCAGCTCCAGGAAGTTCTGTAGACAATACTGAAGTAGACGACAAGATAGATGAGCTACAAGGACTAACTAGAACAGTAAATGACGAAGAATACACGCTTTTAGAGATGCATGTAGACTTAGATTTAGAAGGATATCAAGATACAGACGAAAATGGCGAAGAAACAGGCTTAGCACTGCCATATATCGTTACTATTTGCAAAGATAACAATAAAATTCTAGCAATTAGGGAAAATTATAAAGAAAAAGACCCTATGAAGAAGAAAATTGAGTATTTTACTCATTATAAGTTTCTTCCAGGACTAGGTTTCTACGGATTCGGCTTAATTCACATGATGGGCGGACTAACTAAGTCAGTTACCGCGATTTTACGCCAATTAATAGACGCAGGAACACTTTCTAACCTTCCCGCAGGATTTAAATCACGTGGATTGAATATTCAACGGCATGACGACCCACTACAGCCTGGAGAATGGCGAGATGTGGATGCTCCAGGAGGAAGATTACAAGATTCTTTTCTTCCGCTACCTTATAAAGAGCCAAGCGGTACTTTAGCTACGTTATTAGGAGCATTAGTAGATTCAGGTAAAAGATTTGCGGCTACTGTAGAAAATCCGACAGGCGACGGTAATTCTGAAGCACCTGTAGGTACAACGGTAGCACTTATGGAAAAAGGACAAAGAGTTATGTCCGCTATCCATAAAAGATTACATTACGCACAAAGATGTGAGTTTAAAATTTTAAAAAGAGTATTCGGTGAGTTTTTACCGCCAGAATACCCATATCAAGTACAAGGTGCGTCAGAAAGCGTATTTAAACAAGATTTCGATAATTCAGTAGATGTTATTCCTGTTAGTGACCCTAATATCTTTAGTATGACGCAAAGAATAACGTTAGCCCAAGCACAACTACAAATGGCACAAGCGGCACCTGATTTACATGATTTAAGAGAGTCATACAGAAAAATGTATATAGCGTTAAATATTAAAGATATTGATGCGTTATTACCGCCAGAGGAAGAAGTACCTGCAAGAGACCCAATAAGCGAACAACAAGCCGCGATGACGGGTAATCCTATAAAAGCGTACCCTTTCCAAAACCACGAAGCCTATATTGCTTCGCATAGTGCGTTTATGCAAAACCCTATGATTCAACAAAACCCTATTGCAATGCAAGCTATAGGTGCTAATATTCAAGAACACCAGTCTATGTTATACAGACAACAAATAGAACAAGCAATGGGTCAACCGTTACCGCCTATGGAAGACGGTCAAATGCCGCCAGAAGTTATGAACCAAATTGCTATGATGGCAGCACAAGCTACACAACAAGTTACAGGTCAAGCACAGGCTATGGCACAAGCACAAGCGATGGCACAACAAAACCCACAAATGGAAATGTTCCAGCAACAATTACAGCTTGAAAAAG